TGACCCGTGGCCGTCGGCGCCTACGCCACCCTCTCGGCCGTCAAGGCGCGGGCCGGTATCGCCGGCACGGGCAACGACGCGCTCCTGCAGACGCTCTGCGACCAGGTCAACGACTGGATCGAGAGCGTCCTGGGGCGCGTCGTTGCTCCGCGCCCGGAGACGACGATTACGCTCGACGGCGATCTCGCCGAGACCGACGACTGCGGCGTGCCTCGGCGGCTCCCGTGTCCGTTCGGGGTCATCGAGCTCGCGAAGCTCGAAGTCGCGCTCCGAACCGGCGGCGACTACACCGAGATCCCGTCGACCGACTACTTCCTGCGACCCCAGCCGCATCTCCGCCGGCCCGGCTGGCCGGCGACGCTCATCGTCCTCACGAACGTCCCCCAGGGGTCCATCGCCCGGTTCTACCCCGGCCGCGACACAGTCCGCCTCACTGGAGCCTTCGGCTGGCCGGCCGTCCCGGCTGACCTGGCGGAAGTGGCCCAGGTGCTGGCGATCCGCACCTGGCATGCCCGCCAGAGCGGGCAAACCGACGTCATCGGCACCGACGAGACCGGAGCGCCGATCGTGAGCCGGCTCCTGAGTGCCCGGGACCGCGATACGCTCGCCCGCTACAGCGTCCGGCCCCGAGCCGGCGGCAGCGACCTGCTCGTCACGGCGTGGTGAGTGATGGCCGACTACCAGGCGATCGCCGACGCCATCGCCGCCAGATACGCCACGATCGCCGGCGTCCAGGTGGCGACCGCGAGCCCCCCGAACGTCCTCCCGGCTACGCCGGCGGTCGTCGTCTGGCCGATCGAGGGTAGCGTGACGTTCCAGGGCGGACGGATGCTGGGCGAGCACGACTACCGCGTCGCCCTCTACCACGATCGGGCCGCCGGCGACCTCGCCACGTACATGCCGGCGCTCGTCGGCTACATCGCCCCCTGCCTGACGGCGCTGACTGGCCAGGCCAAGCTCGGGCTCGCCGAAGTGGCGAAGGCGCTCGTGACGAACTGGCAGATGGCGACCCTGACGTATGGCGGGGTCGAGTTCGTCGGCCTCCAGATCACCGTCCGCGTCTGGACCGAAGAGCAGGTCGCGCTCACGCCATGAGGCACGTCCGGGTCGTCGGCGACAAGGAGCTCGAGCGGGCCATCGACAAGCTCGATCAGCGGCTCGCCAAGAACCTCATGATGCGCTCGCTCCGGGCGGGCGCAAAGGTGTTCCGCCAGGAGGTCCGACGGCGCGCCGCTCGCGAGCGCCCGAAGACGCTCCGAAAGACGAAGACCTCGAGCGGCCCAGGGATTCGCGTGAAGGTCCGCGCCACGACGCCCCTCGCGAACATCTGGGAGGCCGGCGGCGCAAAGCCGCACTCCATCGGGGCGCCTGGGCAGGTGCTCTCGAACCGCGACGACTTCCTCGCCCGCGGCCCGGTGAAGCATCCCGGCTTCCGGGCCAGACCAATCTGGGGCCCGGCCTTCGAGGCGCGACAGGACGAGATCGCGGACCTCATCCGCACATCCATCACGGAGGGCATCCATGGCAACACGCCGACGGGCGGACGCCCCTAGCTCCGCCCTCGCCTGGGTCGGGGACGGCAGCCGCTACCTCGCCGGCGTGCCGGCCCGCGACCTCGACGAAGCCGACATCGACCGACTCGCCGGCGACGGCGACAGGGCGGCGCTGATCGCCGCACTCATCGCGTCCGGCCTCTACCGGCCGGCCGACACCGAAGAGGAACCAACCGATGGCTGAGCGCGTCTTCGACATCATCCAGATGGGCGTCCAGTCGACCGACGCGACGCCCGTCGCTGCCACCGCGATCTTCCCCGCCAGGATCGATTCGGCCGAGCTCGACCGCTCGCTCCGGATCCCGGAAGAGGACTTCGGCCGGCTCTCGCCGGCGAACCCTGGCCGCCTCGCCTATGGCCCCCGCGGAGCGTCGGCCTCCCTCGAGGCAAACGTCCGCTTCGAGGACGTCATGCGCCTCCTCGAGATGCACGGCAAGGGCGGGGTCGCTCCGACCGGCTCCGGGCCATACACCTGGACGTACACCTTCGACGAGACGTCGCTCACGGCGAAGAGCTACACGCTCGAGCTCGGGTCCGAGACGGCTCAGGACCAGTGGCGCCTGATCGGGTGCCGGATCGAGGAGCTCACCCTCGGCTTCGACGCACTCGCGGCACCTGGCAACGCGCCCTGGTCGGCGTCCGCCTCGATCGTCGCCATCGACCGAACCATCAACGCCCTCACGTCCGGTCTCTCGGCCCCGGCCGCCCTCGAAACGGCCGAGGGCCACCTGACGACCGTCTACGAGGGCACGACCGCGACGGCGTTCAGCTCGCTGACCGAGCTGGCCGCGCACCTCGTCGCGTTCCGGCTGACCTCGCGGATGCCGTGGGAGCGGCGCATCTACGGCTCCACGTCCGACACCGCGTCGTCCTGGGGACTCTCTGGCAAGCCGGAGACCACCTTCGAGATGGAGCTCAAGGTCTCGTCCAGCGCGAAGACGAACATCCATGACACATTCATGGCCGCCGGCGCAGCGGCGACCGAGCGTCGGCTCCGGATCAGGGCCACCGGATCCGGCACGAAGACGCTCACGATCGACGGCCGCGTCGTCTACGAATCGGTCCAGCGTGGCGATCGGAACGGCGAAGCGGTCTACTCCGTGACCGGTCGGTACGTCTACGACCCGACCCTGGCCTCGCGGCTCCAGATCGTCGTCGTCAACGGCGTCTCGGCCCTGTGAGCGCCTTCGTCGTCCCGCCCTGGGAGGGAGCCGGCACGACTCGCGTCGAGGTCGGTCCCTGCTCCTGCCCGGGCGAGCCCCACGGCACCGACTGGGTCGAGGTCCGCACGATCCTGCCGTGGCGCGTCCGGGTCAACATCGCCCAGGCGCCGACCGAGGGCGACGCCAGGCTCGCCGCCTATGTCGCCGGGATCGCCGCCTGGTCGTTCACGGACCCGGACGGCGAGCCCGTGCCGGTCACGCCGGCGAACATCGAGCTCCTGGCAGACCCGGTGCTCGAGGCGATCGCGCCGGCCCTCGGCGAGGCGCTCGCGCGGAGTGTCGCCCCAAACGCCTCAGGCGCTCCCTCGCGGCGATCGTCACGAGGGAGCGCGAAGTCGCCCCGGACGACGACCTCGACGCCTGGGTCCTCGAGCTAGCGCTGCGGACCGGCTGGCGGCCGGACGAGATCGCCGACATGCCGGCGCCGATCGTCGAGGCGCTGATCTGGCGCCTCTGGGCCGAGCACGTCTGGCGACAGGACATCGCCGATCTCGTGGCCGCGCCGCCGCCGCCGATCCACGACCGCGCCGCTCGGGACGCCAGGGCGGCCGCATTCGACTACCTCGGCCGAGTGAGAAAGGCGCTGCTGCTCGATGGCGAATGAGGCCCGCTTCGGACTAGCAATCCTGTTGTCGGCCCGTGGTGCAGACCGCGCCACGGGCCAGCTTCGGGGTGTCCGGCGAGAGGTCGGCATGCTCGGACGGATCGGCGGCCATGCGTCGGATGGTCTGCGGAATGCGATCGCGAACGTCCGGCGCCTCGCAACGATCGCCGCCGGCGTCACCGCCGGGCTCGGGGTCGCCAGCGTCAAGGCCGCCGCCGACTTCCAGGACGCGATGACGAAGTCGCTCGCCATCATGGGCACGATCAACGACGACCTGCGGGCCCAGATGGAGCGCGCCGCCCGCGACGTGGCGAAGAGCACGACCTTCTCCGCCAACCAGGCCGCCGAGGCCTACTTCTTCCTCGCGAGCGCCGGTCTCGACGCACAGCAGTCGCTGAAGGCAATGCCGGTCGTCGCGAAGTTCGCCCAGGCCGGCAACTTCGACCTCGCTCTGGCGACGGACCTCCTCACCGACGCCCAGTCCGCGCTCGGGATGACGATCCGGGACGACGTCGTCAAGAACATGGAGAACATGATCCGCGTCTCGGACGTGCTCGTGAAGGCGAACACCCTCGCGAACGCCACTGTCCAGCAGTTCTCCGAGGCCCTCACGAACAAGGCCGGCGCAGCGCTCCGGCTGCTCGGCAAGGACGTCGAGGAGGGCGTCGCCGTCCTCGCGGCGTTCGCCGACCAGGGCGTCAAGGGGGCGGAGGCCGGCGAAAAGCTCTCGATCGTCATGCGCGACCTGCAGCGGGCCGCGATCAAGCACCCGAAGGAGTTCCGCAAGGCGAAGGTCGCCGTCTTCGACGCCAAGGGCGAGATGCGGTCGATGGCGGACATCGTCGACGACCTCAGCAAGCACCTGGGCAAGATGAGCGACGAGCAGAAGCGGGCCGCGCTCATGGCCCTCGGGTTCCAGGACAAGAGCGTGTCGGCGCTGCAACAGCTCCTCGGGACCGGGCCGCTCATCCGACGCTACGAGGAGCAGCTGCGAAAGGCCGGCGGCACGACCGAGGAGGTCGCGAACAAGCAGCTCCAGTCGTTCTCCGCCCAGCTCCAGCTTCTGAAGTCGAACCTCGTCGACATCGGGATCTCGATCGGTCTCAAGCTCCTTCCGGGACTGACCAAGCTGACCA